TGCGATTTCTCCGAAACAACATCCAGAGACTCAAAGTCAAAAACTATTTCATCATAGACTTTCATCGTGTATCAGCCCCATTTTTCCTTTAGTTTACACACCGAAAAGATAGCATCCCTCTCTTTCCCAAGACAATAGACGCACGACTTTATTGTGGTGATTTTCTCATACCCTATGACATCGTGCGCGAACTTCCACGCATGCCGCAGACAGCACGGCGTCAACCCGTACAATTCCACCATCGGGAAAGTATCCGCGAGAAAATGCAGCGATTGATGCGTGCATTCCACAAGCTCGTCCTTCGGCACCGTCCCAAAAGTCGTGAAGTGCCCAAGATACTGTTTTCCCGTGAACAGGAAAGGCTCAAACCAGTACATGATTACAGGCGTGCCGTCCTCCCGGTACGACTGAAAGACCAGGTATTTCCCGGAAAGCAAAAAATCCAGAAATCGCTTGTTCGACGGCGGAGCGTCCTGATCGTAGAAGAGCGTCCGTTCAAATCCCGCCGCCTTGATCAAGTCATAGGAAAAAGAAAGGGCCTCTCTCGTGAGACCCGTTCCGTCAGTGTACCATCGCACATAATACTTACTCGAAAGTCGAGCGAAAGCGTCCATCGACATACCCTGTTTCATAGCGTGAGAACACGTCCGGGTCCGTGTCCACCATGCCGCGGTTGAAGTTTAAGATGCTGTTCGGCAGTATCGGTTCCGCAAAGGTGAGCGCCAGCGCGTCCGCCATATCCGGAGAACGCGACAGCCGCTTCTTTATGTCCTTTTTCTCTTCAAGAAGTATCCGACCTTTGCTATCAAACGAATAAATTGGCCCAGACATTTCAGCAAACAAGTCAGCATTATTCGGAATCCGTCCACCGTTGCGCACCCATTCCCGCATATTGTACCACATTTCCGACCGCCGGTTGACGAACTTCTCCTGTTTCAAAGCCCTCGACCCGAAAGGAACTTCCACAACCACGTCAACCATGCGCTTCACAATGTCGATGACGCCCTGCCCCTGCCCGGCATCCACAAAAACCGCCGCCGGATTTCTCTCAAGAATCATCCCGTACAGCTCGTTTGCCACCTCGACGGAATCCTGCTGGGACAGGAGCTTCGGTTCCTCGGCCACAAGCCCCTGCCGGATGAAAATGCAGGTCTTGTCCGCCCCGTACCGGGCCACGTCCACTCCGAAGACAACCGGCATGGACGCATACTCAAAGGGCGGATACTGCCGCTTCGACGCCGCCAGCACGTCGTCCAGCGTGATAAGAATGTCCTCCGAAGAAGCCGTGAAGTCGCACATGTATTCCTGCCGGAACGCATTGGACGACATCTCCCTCCTCTGCCGCTCCACTTCCTCCGCAGGCAGAACGTTCGTGTCCGTGACGGGATACCGCAGCGCCGCCCAGTTCTGATCCCCACCGTCTTGCAAGTCCTTCGCCTTGTAGAACAGCTCCGAAAACAGATTGATTCCCTTCGGCGTCCCGATGAAAAGCGCCCACCCCATGCGATCCGCAAGCGCAGGCTGCACAATCTCTTCCCACACGTCCCGCCGCATCTGCGCCACCTCGTCCATGATGACGCCATCGAAATACAGCCCTCGCAGAGCATCCGGATTGTCCGCCCCGAATATCCGCATCCGCGCCCCGCTCGGAAGCACAATGCACAAATCCCCTTCGTGCACCTGCCGCCCCGGTATGTATTGCGTGTACCGCTTCAGGTAATCCCACGAAACCTGCTTCGCCTGGTTGCGGAACGGCGCCACATACGCATAGCTCCCCGCCTCTCTCTTGCAAGTGAGCGCCATCTTGAGCATGTGGTTGATGGCAAGCACTGTCTTCCCAAAACGCCGGTGCGCCACAAGCACGACGAAACGGTGCGTCTCAAGTATCTCGTGAATCTCCCGATACCGCGGCTTGTACGGTATCCGCGCCTTCTTCCGGGCAACAGCTCCCGCCATCACTCCTCCCACCGAATGTCAAGCCCGCCGGAAATCTCGTTCTGCACCTTCTCCGTGAACATGCAGTAATGCTTGCCCTCAAGCTCCAAGGCCCGCAAGGCAGACTTCAAATCCCCCTTCTCCCGCGCCTCCTGACCGATAGCCCGGATGTCCTCAAGCACTTCCTTTTCACCTCGCATGGACTGCGCCATCCGCACGTCCTGCTCCTGCCGGATCACCTTGACGACATCCGGATGCTTCAGAAACTTGTTCGCCTTCACGCTCGCCGTCGTCTTCGCATATCCGGCCCGTATCGCCGCAGCCGTCCCGTCATAATCTATCAAATACTGACGCACAAACTCGCCAATCTGAAACGGCAAGTCATACAGATTGTTGATCTCTCTTCCCTTAATCATAACACTACCCACCCAAAAACTTGTAGACTATCAACCCAACAGACACGACCGCAGATGAAACCACCGACGCCACCGCAACCATCCCCCGCAAATAAGCACGGTCGTTGTCCCGTGAACATCGGCATTCCCGCAATTCCCCCTCAAGCACATCCAGCCGGTTCGCCAATCCCTCAATCTGCTTTCCCTGCTGATTAAGCTGGCCTATCACCAAGTCCTCAATGCGCTCCTTCAGAGAATCCAACTTCTCTTCCATCCGCGCCATCCGCACACTGTTATCCTGCATCGATTGCACAAGGCTCTCATGACTCGCACATAGCATGTCCGACATCACGCACCCCACATGGCAAAGATTTCTCTCATCACACGCAAAGGCGCATCCCAGTCAATGTCAAAAGTCGGCAGCAACATGTCGAAAAACACCGCCAGAAACACAAACACCGCTATCCCTATCAAAACATACTGCTTCGCATATCTCGGCGCTATCCGCCCGCTCTTCTTGAACGCCTCCGCCTCCGTCAACTCTATCTTCGCCTGTATCTCCTTCGCCTTCGCATCATCCTCAAAATGCGCCCCCATCTTGTCTGCTACCCACTTCCCAACCGCCGGTATGAACCCCAGCAACTTCCCTACTATCGGCAACATATCCGCTCCCCCTATTGTCTTCTTTGGATTCAACATAATCCATCAGTAGCACGATTGCAACTATTCGTAACACCCCCCAACCCGCTACAAATTGAAACAGGTTGAGCCTCAAAAGCATGCTTTCCCAAAAACACCTCCCACTCAAAAAAAGCATGCTTTAAAAAAAAGGAGTCTCTTTTCCGTCAGAGGAGGTAGCCCGGATGGGACCCATGCAGTCGGTTACAAATTGTTACCAACCGGGGGAAAGTAAAAAAATTATATTGCGGAGAGGGGCGCTGTTTTTTTCCGCCGCCGCAGCAGTCACTCGCGGGGTGGGGGCAGGGCCAGAGCGAGAGGGGGCCCCAGCAGATGGGACCCAATTACATAGTGACTAGGTAGGGAATTGGAGATGGGATGAGAATGGAATGATGGCAGGCGTCAAGCGTTTTGCTTTCGTGCTTCTTGCCGTCAGCTCACAAGCGATTGATTGAAGGGCACATTGATACTCCCTGAAAGATTCACTTGTCGCCGGCTTGTCAAGTGTCGGCCTGCTGATTTGGTCCTTGCGGATATATCGGCCCAACCGTGGGATCGCCTGGCTTTCGCAATATTGCTTGGCATAATTGCGGCTTGCATTGCCAGCTTACAAGCGGTGGCGGTTCAGCTTGGCAGAGTCGGGACCCTTGGCAAGTTTCCCCGCCACCAAGAAAGGTGGCCGTTTATCTGTTACCCGGTAGCAGTCACCGGCGACCAGCGCCCGGAGTATCGAGGTGTTGATTCACCAAGAGGCGCCCGCAGATGAATCCATCATATCCTTGAATTCTCCTCTTGCAAGTATTTTCCATTCTATTGTGGTGAGATTTTGCGTGACACGATTCCAGACAATCGTGCTACGCATGTCATGCCCGTGAGAAGTTGCCGGATCATGTCAACTTCATTCTCCACAGAGTTTTCCACAGGCTTATTAACAAGCTGAAACTCTTTGCTATTGCTTAATCCCGCCCAGCTTATCCCCAGCTTTTCCACAGAGTTTTCCACAGGTTGACGTCAAAAAAATATCCGGCTGATTTCTATTAATGATTACAAGTGAATAGAAAAAAATAAAATAAAATATTTTTTTTTGATTAAATCGCTTGACAATAATCGAATATAATCTTATCTTATAGTCAAGAACGACGGGGAACGACCCCGAAGAGAACCAGGCCCAGAACAAAAGAAACAGTCTACCCCACAAGGAGAAACATCATGGCAATCCGCACAACGAATCGAGAGATCATCCGGAATTATCCCCGCGTTATTCGCATAGGCTATTGCAACGCTCAATTCCTTTTCAGAGATGCAGACGCCATGCTTTACACAACTGGAGTTTATGGCTGGAATTCCAATATCTGGATCTTTCCGGAGCTTAGCACCGCAGTATCTACCGGATACAGACCATGCGGACAGATCACACCCCCCGCTGACTTAGTGCACGAATATGATGAAATGGCGCGCCGTCAGATGTACGAATTGCACAACTATGACTTGCGG